CATATGATATATCTACTGCTACTGCAATCTTATATGTCAATGGATCTCAAGTTTCTACACAGTCGCCAATTTATTATTATGGAGAACCGCACACAGCAAATGCAGGTGGTCTATGTATAGGTGATTATAATGCAACAAGTGTTGGCGGTCAAGCATATTTTGATTACGTTAGATCGTTTAATTATGCACTAACTTCATCACAAATATTGAATATATATAATAATGAACTGGGGTTAGTTATATCTGGATTAACAAATTATTATAATTTTAGGGATACTTCTTCCTATTCTGGAAGCGGAACAACTGTTACCAATCTAATAAATTCTAGCGCAGATATGGAGTTAAAAAACACACCATCATATGAAAGTTTTACAAAAACTATGATATTTGTAAATACAAATTCGAATAGACTTTCAAATATTGAATGTATGCAAACGACATCAACAACATCTTTTAAAACTATTTCTATTTGGTATAAACAATTAGCTAAGAGTACTGCAAGTCCTATTTATTTATTTGATGGACGTCTTGTATCAACCGGGTTTGATAATCAGTCATACATATTTTATACTAGTATTGGTACTTATTGGACAAATATGTATCGCGATGGAGGATCAAATCTGACTCCAACATTTTCAGGAGCTGAATTTGCAAATGATACATGGCATAATGTTACATTTACTTCATCGTCAGTTGCTGTTACCGGTAACTTAACATTTTGTGGAAGATACTCTATTAATGAGTGCGCAAATTTACAAGTTGCAGCAGTGTTAGTATATAATCGTCAAATAAGCCAAGCAGAAAATGCACAAAATTATGCTTATATGAAACGAACTTATATGAGCGCGTTTTCATTACCTTAACATCTCTATCATCCTCAGCATTCTCTACATTACAGAAAAGTATAAAATAATTACACCACTTCCGCCACCTCCACCGGTTGCAAATACTGTATTAGTTGCGCCTAAAATACCACCTCCTCCACCACCACCGCCACCTGTATTTGGAGCACCACCTCCACCCCCACCACTATAACCATTATACGAACCACTAGCCCTCCCATATGTTCCCGCAGATCCATACCCACTAGGTGTTTGAAGTTCAGCGCTATAAATACTACTATATCCAGTACCACCGCTACAAGTAATAGTTGAAGGAAATCCACCGGCATATGATCCAGCACCCCCTGCACCTGCACCACGCCTAGTTATATATGCACCTTGTACTTGAGATATAGCAGCATTAATTGAACTACTTGAAGATTGACTATTTAAAATGAAACGATTACCGTTTTGATCACTTCCGTATCCTCCTGATCTAAACATATTAATTGCAAGAACACTGTATCCAGCACCACCACCACCTCCTCCTCCTTCACCACCTGGACCTCCATTGTATGATTGATCTAATGTATTAGTACTAACATTACCACCTGGACCTCCTCCTCCACCATAGTATAAATTTGTTATGGACCATATAGTTCCAGTAAACCCCCTATTATTAGGATATCCTGAACTTGTAGGAAGTTTTCCATAAGTCGTCCCGGTAGTACATGTTGTGGAAAAAGAGGGCGAACTACAACTAATAGATGATGTACTAGGAGAAGCAATATTACCACCTAATCCAACAGATATATTTATATTGGTGTTTGCATTGATTATATAAGTATTTGAATTATCTATAACTGTTCCTCCTACACCGCCTGGACCTCCTATTGATCCAGTAGTACTTGCACCAAGAGTACCTGCATCACTACCTGCATTTCCACCACTTACTACTAAATAATTATATAACTTTATACCAGTACTAAACGAAATCTTTCCAGAAGAATTTTGTGTATTTGTAATAGTTAGTAATATATTACCATTCAAAAAACATGTACTATAAGATACATCTGTTGTAATAACTGGAAAAATAGCATCCACGGGATATGCAATTAAAACACATCCAGAACCTCCTGGAAAACCAGAATTATATGTACTACCTCCTCTTGCTCCTTGCCCACCACCACCTGTAAAAGACAATCCCATACCACCACCTCCATTTGGTGTATTATATTTTATATTGAATAATCCATTGTATACTTCTCCATTATTTGATGCATTTGTCATTCCTCCACCGCCTAATCCGCTTATTGGAATAGTAGCACTAGTTGGATTACCATTTCCACCTACACCTCCGCCACCAAAATAATATGTAGTAGATCCAATAATAACACTTGTACCTGAAATTCCATCCCCTCCGCTATTATTAGGTCTACCGCCGGTTCCACCATTTCCTCCGCCTGTACCAGCAGTTCCTCCTGTACCAGCAGTTCCTCCTCCTGCGAATGAAGGAGCAAAAAATGATGTTCCTCCTCCACCACCACCAAATGCATAATAACTTCCAATATATGAATCACCACCTTTTTTTCCAGAAGAAGTAGTATAGTTTAAAGCAGATGGATATGTAGCTGCCCTAAAGGAAGTTATATTAGAAAATCCACCTTGACCGCCACTTCCAACATTTAAAATATATTCGGTGTTTTTATTGAATACTACATCTGTTGCTATATATACATTTCCACCTGCCCCTCCTCCAGCTCCACAAGACGAATTAGAACCATTTCCATAATTATCACCACCACCACCCCCTCCTCCAACTACTACAACAACTGCATTAGTTATATCATTTAAAGATGTAAATATACCCGACAAGTCCTGATAATAATAGTCGTATTGATTAAAAAATCCTATTATATATATTCCATTAATAATTGTTGACATATATCCTACTCCTGGTGTAAATCCAGAGATAGTATTCAATGTATTATTCATAGGTGTACCGTATTTATTGAATAAAGTACACAAATCAATAGAGTTTTGATACAATCTAGTTGGGTCAGCTTGTACCGAACTTCCATTATATGTCTGAAAGATTGATCCTATATCTGTTGATCCAAAGTACATATTTGTAGATCTAGTTGAACCACTTATATATTTCTGTAATACATTACTCAAATCTTTATATGATGATGTAGTTGAATCATATACAAAAAAATTGGTACTAGATGCCATTATATTAGTATATTATAATTATATATCTACCACAACAAATTTCTTGCTAAATTATTAGCACTATATTTGTCTTTTTTCCAATTACCGCGCATATTCGCAGTACGTCTCAAATAATTCTTACGGCGTGTTTTGTTGTTATGTTTTGTGTAGTCCTCATACCCCATTTGCCCAAAGTGAACGTGACGCCCATCGGGCGTAGTTATCATGTATTTCTTCTCTTTCTTTGGAGAAAGTTGAATCTTTGCCGTTTTTCCCATATATTTTTTCGCAAGTTTGAAAACTTTGGTCGGGTTCGACCATTTTTTGATTTCTTGTGCCTTTGACATATATAATATACCATGATAAAATTGATAATCTTTCTATTAAAATATAGTATGTTATATTTTAACATATGACAACCCTAGCAAGCATTCCTGATTGGTTAATGTCTGGAGTAATCTCTCAATATTTATTGGAGAATACAAATCCAACAGAAGATGAATTCATTCTCCCAAAATCACTAAAACTCGATCTTATCTTTCATAATATCAATGATATTATCGAATGTATTGATACTTGTTTGTACTTGGGTCTAGAAAAGCTTCCGAGAGAAATATACGACTTTTGTCGAACGAACCCGATAATAATGGAAGATGTGAACCCAAATTATCAGCATTTTACACAAACAGACGAATTCCGCGCATGTCAAATATGCGATATGCAAGGGGACATTCTATCAAATGCTATTTCGGAGAATAACATGGCGTGCATTCGCTATTGCGTCGAAGACTTGAAACTAGGAGATGTACACCATTTTCAACTGGCAATCAACAAAAATCATATTCATATTTGCACATATATTATCAAACAATATCCATCGTGGATAAAGCCGATTCGAATGTCTTGTGGATTATATTTCAGTCTTGCTCAAGAGTCGACATGTGATATGTCTATGCTTTCATTTTTGAGAGAAGAAGTCGGCATTGTATGGCCACACAACATTCTTACTATGGCGATGAATCATCGAAATATCGAATTCGCAAAATACGCGATTCAACATGGATGTAAAATCGCAGACGTCACTGTGGACATAGCTGTTCATATAGGGTCTCTTGAAATACTTCAATTATTAAGAGAAAAAATGTTCCTATGAACAATACATTCTTGTTTAATCCTTTAATTGCGCTACGCAATACGATCGATTGAATCGGTCGATTTCCAATAAAGGGTTAATTTTGCTGTTGAATTCGAACATTTGGATATTGTTAAATTCCTTTATGAACAAGGTGGAAGACCAAATCAATACACGCTATTTTTAGCAAGAAATATGACAAAATGAGAGAATTTATAAGAGAACTCATAGGATAAATTCACACACTGTTTGTATAGTGGTCCTACATAATGGACACGTTAATACCTCTCTAGATAACAATTCGCATGAACATTTCAAACAAACCGAATGATCACAATTATATTGATGTGTATTTTTTTTTCCGATTCTTTCATCCAAACATACAGGACAACAATCCATTTCTTCATGAGTATTTTCCTTTTTGATGTATTGATAAGGTGGGCTCAGTTGTACTTGTCGGATTGCGTTTGAATCTTGCACTGAACATATATTATTGGCCAGTCGATACCAATAACTAATATCCGCCTGTATAATTCTCTGTATTTTTTCGGAAAACCTCATTCTAAATGTAACATAAAATGTCCAAACGACATAATGTAAATAAATATATATTAATCTTTCATTGACATACATCGTCGAGACATCTATCATAGTATTCCGATTCAAAAACAACAGATCTCCTCTCGATAATTGTTGCAAATGATATGACTTAGAAATCCAATGAATATCTGGACGATATACACTAGTGCGATATAGTTCTAATAGTAAATTTGAAATCCAGTTTGAAACCGCTTCATCCATAGTTTGCGCATGATTCGAGGTACATTCTCGCGTATGATGATTTTTCATTTTACAAATAAGGCAATGCATATTGTTATATACGTCATATATAATATATTAATTCATCAATTTTACACATTTTGGCGTTGAAGACACTCAATGTAACCTGTCCATTTCTACCTACAAAGTGGGCATATTGAATTGTCTATATGTATTTTCAGCGAAGGAAATCTTTTCGAGGGTAGTTATATAATGGTTAAAACACGAAAGAATCGGCCATTAATAAGAGAACCGTGTTGTGAAGCCACATATCATGGATTGAATGAATGGTACAAGGCCAAATTTGAAAAACTAGGCTGGATGCTTTTAGCAGATAAATATGGTATGACAGATAAAGTTATGGCATATCAAAATAGTATTAAACGTCTTCATGTTGCTCTAGATCAAAAGATGCGTAAAATGCATGATAAAGATAAAAAGGCCGATTTAGCTCTTATGAAAAAGAACATTGAATTTCTATTGGAACATGTAAAGGCAGATTTCTCATAGATACTTTTAATCAGTGATTGAAAGATTTATATAACAATATGATATATCAATGAGCGCTATATATGATACAGGAGTAATTTCTCTATTTATTCAGTTATTAACAGGAATGTTCAATATATATGTTCTTATTCTTCCTACGCGTAAAGAACAACTATTTTTAAAAAATTTATTAAAAATTGAGCTGTTTGTCCAAATCATCGAAGCAATATTTTATATATGGCTTGTCATGCAATTCAATGAAAAAAGGTCTGTTACCCATTATCGATACTATGATTGGATAATAACAACTCCTTCTATGTTATTCACATACTGTATGTATCTTGTATACATAACAGATAAAACAATATCTTTCAATGATGCATTTTTCAAAAACATTGATACAATTACTCAGATATTCGGTCTCAATACTCTCATGTTATTTTTTGGATATATTGCAGAACGGGGTCTTATCAGTTTCGTTTTGGGT